ATTAGCTATAATAGGTGTTCCTGCTAACATTGCTTCTGTTAATGTTAATCCCCATCCTTCATTACAAGTTAATAAAATTTGAGCATCTGCTAAATTATATAATTTGTTTAAATCTTCAATTGGAAGTTTATTTGTAGAAAATTTTATAGCATTGGGGTAATCCTTAGCAAATAATAATTCTTCTACTGCTTTTAAATCTGTACCTGCTTCATGAGAAATTTCTGTATGAAGAACAAAAACACATTTTTCAGCTTTTTCTTTAGGTAAATTATCTAAAAACATTTTAAACGCCCACATTGTATCTGGGATTTGTTTTCTTCTAATGTTTCTAGAATTAAAAAATAACATAAAATCTACTTCCTGGTTTGGAAATAACTTAGTTTTAAAATCTTGTAATATTTCTGATTTTCTATCTATAGGAAAATATTTTGTAGAATTTAATCCATGAGGGACATATCTTATAATTTTATTCTCCGCTTCTTCACCTAATACAATTTTATTAATATTTACTGTTTGTTTTGAAATACCTAATAAAGCATCACATGATTGGTAAAATGCTTTATTATATAAAGGAGCTGGGTAATCGTCCCAAATATTAAGGTAAACAATTGGAAGTTGTTTTCTAATTTCTCCTTCCATTTCAAATAACCACATAAAATATCTAGGGTCTGTAATTATAAAAATAGCATCTGGTTTTTCTAATTTAATTAATTGTCTTACCATATCAGGATTTCCATACCCATCAGCAGGATATAAAAATACACTAGAATCATCTATACCTGATTCATTATTTGTATCTTGACTTATATCAAATCTTTTACCTTTATCCGGATGTTTAATAGCTCCTGCTATTTGAACCCAATTAAAATGTTGACAAGTATGTATAACTATTTCTTTTGCTACTGTTGCTACTCCTGAAGGAACTCTTATATCATCACATATTAAAAGGATTTTCTTCCTTTCATTGGGAGGAAGATACTTAAAACTTTTATTCATATTATTTTTTTTTATAACTCTAAATTGGTTTGATTATTTATTTGTT